ATATCTGGACATTTATCTGGAACGTGCTGATTCTGCATCGCTATCGCCTGCACCGAGTAAAATCTACAGGTGGATGGCATGTGATTGGAGAAGCTGAAGGCCAATGGTTTGACAATTGGACCCGCAGAGCCTGCAGTCGTGATGAGTTATTTGCTCAAACTGGCCACGAATATCAGATGATGTACCTGTCACCGATCATTGCTTGGTTCTTGATCTGGGGCTATTTCCGTCGCTGATTGACCGATTCACTTTAAGTGATTTGCTCAAAAGTAAAAAAACACTTGCTTTTGAAGTTGTAAATCTGTATAATAACACTTTAACTGGAGATTTACATGAACGAAAAAACATTTAATGGTGATCAAAAGATCAAGCTCACACAGATTATCAATGAAGGCATGCAGGTCATGCACGAAATTGACACGTTGCAAGGCGGATTAACTGATACTATCAAAGCCATTGCTGAGGAATTGGAAATCAAACCCGGTATTCTCAAAAAAGCCATTCGTCTGGCACACAAGGCCGAATTTAGCAAGGAAAAGCAGGATCACGAAATTCTTGAAACAATTCTTGAAACCGTGGGCAAGACTTTGTAATGCTGATTGAGTTTGCGGCAAAACAGTTCACCGGGCAGTATTGCTTGTCACCCTATGTCAGCATAGCCATTGACATCTACGGCAATGTTTCATTGTGCGGGTGTGTGGCCTGGCAACCCAGTACTATCGGCAATATATTTGAACAGCCTTTGGAACAGTTGTTGAGCAATGACCTAGCTCGAAAGATCCGCAACAGTATCAGCGACGGCAGCTACATCTATTGTAACGAACGCTCTTGTGGTATAATCAACAATCAACAATTAAATCAACAAGACACGTTACCGCACGAAGTACTGCCGCTGATTGCTGACAGTGGCCAGTATATCATGCCCAGTGAGATTGTGTTGGCAGGCGACTTGACCTGTAATCTCAGCTGCCCCAGTTGCCGAACAAAAGTAATTCGACTTGAAGATCAACAAAAGCAACGACAACAAGACCTTGGTCGTATCCTGAGTCAAAATTTATTTGGTGTCCCCACAACAAAAAATATCAATCTTACTATGAGCACATCAGGAGAGGTATTTGCCAGTGCATTTTTGTTGCAGTTTTTGAGTTCAATTGACACTGCAATGTTTCCGGGATTGAATCTAAAATTGCAAACCAATGGATTGCTGGCACCTCGCAATTGGTCACGTATGGGTGCAGCGGCTGACTGTGTCAAACAACTCACTGTGACGTTTGATGCAGCCAAACCTGACACCTATCACCAATTACGCCGTGGCGGTCAGTGGGAAGACTTGTTGGCCAGCCTGGAGTTTTTTAAAGAAAAGAAAAAAACCACAGGCATGCGTTTTCACACACGCATGGTGGTGCAACAATCTAACTGGCGTGAGATCAATGAATTTTATGATCTCAGCTGTAGCTATCAAGCCGATCGTGTAGAATATGTACGCATAACAGATTGGGGCACATATGGAACAGCTTTTGACCAGCATGACGTATTTAACACTGAGCATTCTGAATTATCACTTGCTCAGACCGAATTGGATATTGTAGCAACCCGCCCTCTTGTTTGGATCAGCGGGGACCTGCACCCTGCTAAATAATTGCACAGAGTCGCTCCCATAAGGGGCATGAATCACGGCTAACCGGCCATAAACGGAGTTTAATTTAAACATGTCATATATCGACGCCTTGTACGATCGCGAACGCGATAGGATCCATATTGTGGAACGCCGAGACGGTGTTCGCAAATATCAAGAGTACCCAGCCAACTATGTTTTTTATTACGATGACCCACGTGGTAAATTTCAAAGCATCTATGGTACGCCTGTAAGCCGCTTCAGCACACGCAACAACAAAGAATTTCGTAAAGAAGTTCGCATGCACTCCAGCAAGCAGGTGTATGAAAGCGACATCAACCCCATCTTCAGGTGCTTGGAAGAAAACTACAAAGACCAAGATGCTCCTCAACTGAACACAGCGTTCTTTGACATTGAAGTTGCTTTTGACAAGCAGCGTGGATTTTCACCGGTGACAGATCCGTTCAATCCAATCACTGCTATCTCTGTGTACTTGGATTGGTTGGATCAACTGGTGACCTTGGCAGTTCCGCCGCCACACCTGAGTTGGGAGACTGCACAGGATCTGGTCCGAGACTTTGAAAATACAATTTTGTTTGACAACGAACCCGACATGATCAAGATGTTTCTTGATCTCATCGATGATGCAGATGTGTTATCAGGTTGGAATTCAGAAGGCTATGATATTCCATACACTGTGAATCGTTGCACTCGTGTGTTGAGCAAGGACGATACTAGAAAATTCTGTCTCTGGGGACAACTGCCCAAGAAACGTGTGTTTGAGCGGTTTGGCGCAGAGAATGAAACCTACGACTTGGTAGGCCGTGTACACATGGACTACATGCAGTTGTATCGCAAGTACACTTACGAAGAACGACACAGCTACAGCCTAGATGCAATTGCCGAGCACGAATTGGGAGAAAGAAAAACACAGTTCGAGGGCACCCTAGATCAGTTGTACAATCAACACTTCAAAACATTTATTGAATACAACCGCCAAGACACTGCATTGTTGAACAGGCTGGACAAGAAACTGCGTTTTCTTGAACTGGCCAGTGAACTGGCACATGCCAACACTGTGTTGTTGCAGACAACCATGGGTGCTGTGGCAGTGACAGAACAGGCCATCATCAACGAAGCCCACGAACGTGGTATGGTGGTTCCAAATCGCCAGCAACGACTCACTGACGAAGACACACAGGCCGCAGGTGCATATGTTGCATATCCAAAAAAAGGTGTGCATGAATGGGTGGGCAGCGTGGACATCAACAGTTTGTATCCATCAGCTATTCGAGCCATGAACATGGGTCCAGAAACAATTGTAGGACAACTGCGTCAGACCATGACTGATCGATTGATCAAAGAGAACATGTCCAAGGGACAGAGTTTTGCAGCCGCATGGGAAGGCATATTTGCCAGTCTGGAATACACAGCCGTGATGGAACAACAGCGTGGCACAGAGATTACCATTGACTGGGAGAACGGCGAAGAAAGTGTGCATTCGGCTGCTGAAATCTGGAGCATCATGTTTGACAGCAATCATCCCTGGATTCTCACTGCCAATGGCACCATTCTCACATATGAGAAGAAGGGCATTATTCCTGGGTTGTTAGAGCGTTGGTATTCAGAGCGCAAAGACCTGCAGACCAAGAAAAAAGACGCCAAGGACGCCAAAGAAATTGCGTTCTGGGACAAGCGACAACTGGTCAAGAAAATTAACTTGAACAGCCTGTATGGTGCCATTCTCAATCCAGGCTGTAGATTCTTTGACAAGCGCATTGGCCAATCAACCACACTCACAGGTCGTAGCATTGCTCGGCACATGGATTCATTTATCAACGAGTGTATCACTGGCAAATACGATCACGTGGGCGAATCAGTGATTTACGGCGATACAGATTCCTGTTACTTCAGTGCGTGGCCTGTGCTGAAACAAGAAGTGCAAGAGGGACGCATGGAATGGTCAAAAGAAACCTGCATTGCATTGTATGACTCAATAGCCGACCAGGTCAATGAATCATTCCCGGGCTTTATGGAACAGGCATTCCATTGTCCAAGAGAAATGGGTGAGTTGATCAAATGCGGTCGAGAAATGGTTGCAGACCGCAGTTTGTTTATTACCAAAAAGCGTTATGCTGTAAACATCATTGACCTTGAAGGCAAACGACTGGATGTGAATGGTGCGATTGGCAAAACCAAAGCCACTGGACTTGACCTGAAACGTTCAGATACTCCCAAGGTTATTCAAGACTTTTTGTTAGAAATTCTAAATAAGTTACTGGGCGGTGCGGGCCGGGACGAGATTGTAGAACGTATTAGAGAATTCAAATATGAATTTTCCGAGCGGCCAGGCTGGGAAAAAGGCAGCCCCAAACGTGTTAACAACTTGACCAAGTATGCCGCAGAAGAAACAAGATTGGGCAAGGCCAATATGCCAGGACATGTACGTGCTGCCATAAACTGGAACAACTTGAGACGAATGAACAGTGACAACTACAGTATGCAAATTGTTGATGGCATGAAAACCATTGTGTGCAAGCTGAA